GGATGATTCGTGGTTACTTGAATTGGAACAAGGTGGATATGTTGTGACATCAAATCAACCTTCGCCATATACATCCGAAGAAGATAGATTTGGTTCAGCAATTTCACTCAATAATCAATTTTTTGCAATCGGTGCTCCGAATATAGAATGTTTTTCAGGAAGTAAAGCAGGAACCGTTTTCGTTCAAGATAAATACAAAGGTGGAATTGACCATTGGGGAACGATAAATGTACTTGAATCAGGAATAAAAGACGATGAATTTGGATTTGCTGTAAAAATCAATGAGAATATATTGGCAGTTGGTGCTCCTGGATACTTAGATGACCGTGGGGCGGTATACATATACCAACGTAAAACCTTTACTCACCAGACTGACCCATGTTTGGATACGGCAACGTCATCATTCTATCAGGTACTAACACCCGAGGATAATTTCTTCTTTCCGACTACCAACTCGTTTTGTGCAAATGAATTTATATTAGAAGATGAAGATTCCGGCTCTCTTTACATTGAAGATGATACACCATCATTTGTATCAGGAACAAACACTTTTATTTTCCACGGTCGAATCGTGGCACCTGACAATGCTCCTAATGAAAGATTCGGAGGATGTATTGACATTTACAACGACACAATGGTAATCGGGAACGATAAAAAGCCAGAATACGGAGGCGGTAAAGTATACGTTTATAAATTTCTATCTGAGAGTGTAGTCATAAGTGGAAGTAATTGTATATCAGGTTCATGGGTTCCTGCTTGTGTAATGGATAAGGATTACGGTCTTACGGCCTCATTGTCTTTGCCAGGTTTCGCAAAAGAGAATTCAGGTGACGCATACGGTCATGCAGTTGCAATTGAAGGTGGAAATATTATCGTTGGATGTCCTAATTTTGGATTGGTCACTGTAATATCCCAATCATATAACATAGGAGCGGCTTATGCATACGAATCAGGTGATGTATTTGAAGATGGATTTTTCTGTAACAATTGTTGTGACCCAAGTTTATTAGCGACAGCAAGTTGTACAACCGTATTTTCAGATAGATTCGTTTATTTCGGTGAGACATTTGGAAATAATTGGTTTGGAACATCGGTTGATATATCAGAAAATAGATTCATCGTCGGATGTCCAACAGGACAACAGTTTGTAACTGCATCATATGATGGGTCTGATTACACAATTGAGATGTATGATCGTGAGGATGTACATGGTCATATAGTTGTTTATAGACAAGACTCAAATTTAGATTGGAAGTTGGAAAAGGATTTTAGAAAAGCGAAACTACAAGGATGGTCAAAACAACAATTTGGCGACAGCGTTAAAATGACCCCTCAATATATTTTCGTGGGTGCTCCTTCATACGTTGGAACGGAAAGTGCTTCGGCAGCTTTATATCCAAGTTCATATCACGATCTGGATAACTTGAAAGACAAACTCCCAATGAATGTATCAGGTTCAGTATATGTGTATGATACGCCTGATTTGAACAACTATTTCAAGGTGGGAAATGTATTTTACAAAAATGGTCTGGTTACGATAACCGACACAGGTTCATTTTTCGGAAATATGCTTACAGGAACTGGTAGTAGAGGCCATTTGATCAAATTCAAAGGTGAACATACGATATACGAAAATGAGTATTTAATTCCTGTTGAACCTGGTGAATTTAACATAAGCACAAACCCAACAGCATTGTTGAAAGAAACAGTTATACTTGATATCAATGGTGACGGAGTATTTGACTTTGACGATTTGGATTTGATTTTGAGATATCTGAATAAGTTTAAGTTTTTAACAGGAACAGAATCGGAAGTCGATAATGGTCATGAAATTGAACAAACGGAAGCATGGTGGAATAATGACATCATCATAACCGAAGCTGAGGATGCGATCTTGTTGGATGGGTTTGATACCGACGCTTTACAAGAAGAGTTTGAAGCTGACGGTGGTAAGTTGACCAAACAAATTTTTGACAAATTAGTTGAAATTGACCAAGGTGGATATTTGGATTTTGACGGGGATGGAAATTCCAACTCTTTTGATGCTTCAATTCTGATAAACTATTTTAACAATATTCGCAATCAAGCGTTAATTGATGAATTGATCAATGACAATTCAACGAGAAATACTCCAGATCAAGTGGCAAATTACTTGGATAATCTTACAGGAAAATTTAATTTCACAAGGGTAAATCCGGAATTCAATAGTTATTTGGAATCATCTTCGCTTGATAAGACAGGTAGTTATTTGTCACCATATGTTACTTCCATTGGATTATATAACGAGAGGTATGAAATGGTTGCTGTTGCTAAATTGGCTAAGCCGATAAAAATTCTTCAAAATCAGCCTCTAAATTTCAACATTCGTATTGACATTTAACTTTTTTCAATTTGGTTGATATTTATCTATATGGCAAATTCAGATTCATCAGATACAGGTGTCGGTATAAACCGTCAATCACTCGCAACAAGTCTTGAAGAAAGATATTTAGGGTGGAAAGGGCAAAAAGAGCGTGAAGCTCCAACTGCTGTAGATTTCCTCAACAATAAATATGTTGAAGGGTTCAAAATGAACAAACAAGCAGGAGGCGCATCTGACATACGAGCAATTGGCCTTGGTGGACCAGGCGCAAAATCATTGTATTCAGAAGAAAGAGGAATTCCATCATCTGTTAATTTCTTGACCGACATATATCAAACCCAATTTATCAAAAAAATGCAAGTTCGCCAAACATCATTCAAAGGAAACGCCTTGAATTATGTTAATGGTATTCCAGGTTTCAGCAACAAAAAATATTTTACTGGCGGAATCCAGTAAATTCAAACAAAGGTTATAACATGAGTAAATTTGACTGGGGGCATTGGCTTCCTCCAAAAAACATAGATACAATTCCAGAAAATACTATTGGTTTCGTTTATAAAATCACGGATAGTAATGGGAAATTTTACATTGGATGCAAACTTACCGTGAAAACGATAAAACGTCCGCCGCTTAAAGGGAAAAAACGTCGTAGGATTTGTGAGGTTGATAGTGATTGGAGAAAGTATTGTTCATCAAGCGGAAAAATTGCAGAAGATGTTGAAAAAAACGGTGACAAGTTCAAGTTTGAGATTTTGAGTTTCCATGAAAGTAAATCCTCAATGAAAATTGAAGAAACCAAACAGATCATTGAGAATATATACGATCCCAAATGTTGGAATGAGATGATAAATATCCGTCTAAGAGTTGTCAAGTAAAATAAGTTATTATATGTTGACTGTTATGGGATTATAGTTTATAATTTCAAAATGTCGGTAAAATTGTTGTTGGACAAAGCATTTAATCAAGACGGAAAAGAAGTCCGTGGTGGCGAAATTATGTACGATTGCCCGAAATGCAACCATCATAAACCCAAATTGTCAGTCAATGTTGAAAGTCAAAATTGGAAATGTTGGATTTGTGGACATACACATGACACTCGTGGAAAAAGCATCTTCACTTTATTCAAGTTTTTAAAGGCGCCTAAAAAATTATTTGAGGAACTTAAAAAATTAAAGCTGGATAGAAAAGAATTCAAAATTGAAAACATTGAAGAAAAGATTCAGTTGCCAGAGGAATTTAGAAGTTTGACAAAAAAGAGTATTCACCCAGGTTACAGACAGGCATTATTTTATTTAAAGCGAAGAGGTATAACGATATCTGAAATAATAAAATACAACATTGGATATTGTGTTTCAGGTGATTACAAAGACAGAATCATTTTACCTAGTTATGATGCTTCTGGTATGTTGAATTATTTTGTAGCAAGAACTTGGATAAAAGATCATACATTGAAATACAAAAATCCACCGGTCTCAAAAAATGTAGTCGGTCTTGAATTGTTTGTTAATTGGAATCTGCCTGTGTATTTGTGTGAGGGTATTTTTGACGCAATTGCAATCAAACGGAATGCAATTCCTCTTTTTGGAAAAACATTGAATGATTCGTTGAGATTGGCATTGATTGCAAACTCAGTCAAGGATGTATATATAGTATTAGATCAGGATGCATTGTATAATGTAATGAGAAATGCCCAAGAACTTCAATCATGGGGTATAAATGTACATGCCGTGGAATTAACAGGAAAAGATCCTTCTCAATTAGGATATGTGGAAATACAGAATTTAATCAATCAAACTAAACAATTTGAGTTCAACGATTTGTTAAAACTCAAACTATCATTATAATGGAAATAGAAACACTCAGCATACAACACGACAAAATTGAAACAATTTACCACGTTGCGGATATTCATATACGAAATGTAAAACGTCATGACGAATACCGAGAAGTATTTGATAGATTTTTCAAGGATATTGAACAACGGGGTCAGAAAAACTCAATCATCTTCATTGCAGGTGACATAGCACACTCAAAGGTTGAAATGAGTCCTGAATTAATTAAGGAAATGTCCGACTTTTTAAGCCGTTGCGCTGACTTTACTGATACTCTGATTATACCAGGGAACCACGACTGTTTCACTGGAGACCATGAAGTTTTAACGAGGGTCGGGTGGCAGAGAATATCTGATATCGTTGAGGGCGACCAAAATATTGATGTTTGCTGCTTTGATTCTGAGACATGTGAGTTAAATTTTGACCAACCAATTGCAAAAATAAAAAAACCATTTTCAGGAGATCTAATTCATTTTACAGGAAAAGATGTTGATTTGAAAGTTACACCGACTCATGAGATTTTATATCAATTTTCAGGTTATAACACTCAATTTTCAAAAAAAATGGCAAAAGATTTGCCGAAACAGGCACATATTCCGATAAACGGGGTGATCACTGATTTTGAAAATGATACTTTTTTCAATTTACTTGGATTCTCATTTGCTGATGGAACTTTTGTTCTGAAAAATGAAAGAACCGGAACATGTAGAATACAATTTAGATTAAAAAAACAAAGAAAAAAAGATTATTTAAGCAAATTGCTTGATGATTTGGGATATGAATATAATTGGAGACATGGGACTGATGGTGTTAGTACAGTTTGCATATATTCGGATTTGGCTAGAAAAATTTATTCATTTTTCAATGGACAAAAAAGCATTCCATTTGACTTATTATCAGAGTCGCGTAGTAAAATAAAATCATTTGTTGATGGGTATTTTGAGGGTGATGGCTGGGTCATCAAGAATTCAGTTCATGGATTTTGTTCAATTGATAGACAAAGTATAGAAGTATTACAAACAGCGATGAGATTCATAGGTGGAACTTCTCATTCAGATCTTGAACCTTTCTTGAATGGTGCATTTGAAAATTCCAAACCTCAATATGGTTGCAATTGTAACCTCAACAACAAAGTAAATAGAACAAAAGTCCAAAGTCGTGAAAACATACCTTTCACAGGCGATGTATATTGTTTAACGGTTCCAACATCAAATTTGTTAATACGCCGAAATAACAAAATCTTTATCACTGGAAATTGTAATCTTAACAACAAGACCCGACTAGATGTTATTACGCCAGTTGTTAAAAATTTATCACATCCACATTTACACCACTTGGATAAAAACTCATTGTATAAATGTAAAAATTTATTGATCTCGCATTATCTTATCAGCGAAGATTCTGAGAATTTTATTACATGTGACAAAATACCATCAACATATAAAAATAAGTCAGACACCTTAGTTTCAACATGGCATGGCCCAATGAATCAAGCGAAAACTGACATTGGGTATGAAGTAAGTAATAAAGCTATAACCAAAGACCTTTTCAAAGGGTTTGACATCGCTTTACTCGGTGATATTCACATGTACCAATGTTTACAGAAGTTTGACAGTGTTGAAGAATTGCCTGAAATCGTTTATCCGGGGTCAATGGTTCAACAAAATCACGGTGAAGCGTTTGATGGTCATGGATATTGTGTATGGGATGTAAAATCAAGAAATCATGAACATGTTGAGTTGAAAAACGATTATGGGTATTTTACGGTAAATATTAGAGATGGAGACATTGAAGGCGATCTATCAGAATTACCACCAAAGGCAAGATTACGAATCCGTTGTTTTGAAACCGAACCGGCGGAGGTTAAAAAAGCTCTTGCAAAGATTCAAAAATTATCAGATTTACAAGAAGTTTCATACATTCGTGGTGATGCAATCAAGGATTTAAAGCGTGGTAATGTTTCCAAAGTACCTTTAGTTCGTTTGAATGATGTAAATTTCCAAAATACATTGATTGAGAACTTTCTCAGACGAAAAAATCCGAAAATCAAGAAAAAGTCATTGGACTTAATCTTTGAGATTAACCGAAATTTGAATTCAAGATTATCACAAGACGATAAAGTTCCAAACATTCAGTGGGTACCTAAGACTTTTAAGTTTGACAACATGTTCTCATATGGTGAAGGTAATGTCATTGACTTCACGAAGCTCAATGGAATCAATGGAATATTTGCTGGAAATGCATCAGGTAAGTCCAGTTTGATGGATGCGTTCTGTTTCTGTTTGTGGGATAAATGTTCAAGAACATTCAAAGCCGCCAATGTGATGAACGAATCCAAAATGGGTTTCAAATGTGAGGTTGAATTTGAAATTGATGGAGTTTCATATTTTGTAAAACGTGCAGCAAAACGGAACAAAAAAGGCGACGTAAGGGTTGAGGTAGATTTTTACAAAATGGTAAATGGTGAAAAAGAAAATCTAAATGACGAATCACGACGAAGCACCAATGACATTATTCGTTCATATATAGGTTCATACGAAGATTTCATTTTGACCGCTTTAAGCTTACAACGAAACAACTCAAATTTCATTGATAAAGGTCAAAGCGAAAGAAAAGATTTGATCGCTCGGTTTTTAGGTATAACTATTTTTGACCATTTAAGTCAACAAGCACAAGAAGAATCAAGAGATATTTCAGCCTTTATCAGAAAACATGATAGAAAGAAGATCCTCACAAAGACATCATCACTTGATGATCAAATTTTTATTGCTGAAGAAAAATACAATAAAATGTTGGATATAAAAGGTGAAATCGTAACTCACCGAGAATCATTATTGAAACAAATAGTGGAAAAGAATTCGGAGATTGTGAATTTGGCAAATGTACCCGATAACATAGATGACTTTGAGATTGAATTGCAACAAAAAGAAAAGTTATCATCTGCAATTAACATTGATGCTTTAAAATCTGAGTGTGATGTATTCACAACAACGATTAAACAAATCAAGCAAAATATTCTTGACTTTGAAGATTCAAACATTGAAAAACAAAAAGATGAATTTGACGAAACAACCAAAAATTTAAATTCATTGAATTCTGAAATTGAAATTTTAAAAGTTGAAGTAAGAAATAAACTTGATAAGGTTGCATTCTTGGATACTCATGAATATGATCCTGAATGTGAGTATTGTAACAAAAATGCATTTGTTCAAGATGCGATTCAATCAAAGACTGATTTGGAAACTCTAAAGCCAAATGTAGTGGATAAGATGAAACAGAAAAACAAATTAGTGGAAATGTTGGAAACTCTTGATGATATACCAGAAAAATATGATCAATATAAAAACCTTCAAACTAAATTGTCAAAGATAGAATCAGAATATCATAAATGCATCAATTCGGTTCAAGAAAAAGAAAAAGAACTTATCAATTTGAATAACGAGATTGACAATTTGAAAAAGAAAATCAAACGGTTTAATGATTCAATTGATATTATCAAGAAAAATGAAAAAGTAAAAAATGAAATTTTACAACTAAACGATCAACTTGAAAAATTTTCAGGCAAACTTAAAATTGCAGATGAAAAAATCATGGAAACCAATTCACAAATCAACGTTTGGAAAAATGACTTGAAAAACTTCAATGACTTGTTGGTTGAGTTGGATGAATTGGAAGAACAAAATCATGCATATCAATTGTATTACAGTAGTGTATCTCGCGACGGCGTTCCATATGACATAATTTGCAAATCAATCCCTTCAATTGAAAGTGAGATCAATGAAATATTGTCTCAGCTTGTTGAATTTGGAATTTCAATTGAGATGGATGGAAAGAATGTAAACGCTAGTATAGTATATGATGAAAAATGTTGGCCAATTGAATTGACAAGTGGAATGGAAACCTTCATTTCAAACTTAGCAATTCGTATCGCATTGACAAATATTTCCAATATGCCTAAGACTACCTTCTTGATGATTGATGAAGGGTTTGGCGCTTTGGATTCTGAGGTTATGGCGTCATTACATCAACTGTTCACCTTCTTGAAAGTGAATTATGATTTTATCATGGTAATTTCACACATTGATACACTTCGCGACGTTGTTGATGGCCACATTGAAATACAAAAAGAAAAGGGATTCAGCAACGTGATTTTTGATTAAGTTGCAAGTGTTTTTCGAACCACCGAATCTATCGCAGTTCTTTCTTTGTCTGAGAGGTGTTCGTTCTTAAGCAATTCATAAAAACGACTAAGTGCTAGTGCGAAAGTTTCTTTGTCAAGATGTTTTTTCATTAACGCCGTCAATCCGCCGAAAGATCTGAAAACTTCAAGTTCTTTGTTGGTTGGGGAATTTCCGAATATAACTTTGAATATTTTTGAAATATCAATGATCAATGCAAATTCAGCACCCAACTCCCCTTTTCGTTTGGCTTCAACAAATTCATAAGCAGGCGTTCCATCTGGAAGTTTTCCAAGTAGACGGTAAGCACGTCGTATCCCAGCACCACCTCCACCTGTATTTAACGTGTAGTTAGATGGCATAGAATGTTTTGCGCTGTTTGAAATATCACGGTCAGTCAATTCTTTTCCTACTTGGAATTTCTTTGATCCTCCAGGTGTTAATACAACTCCATTTTCAATACGTGTTGCTGCTCTAGTTACCGAACGTAACATCAAAGCACCAGCAAGACCTTTTACTCCACTTAGAATATCATCCCATGGAGAATCTTTTGAAAACTTATTCCAATCAGACGGTTTTTTGAACTTCTCTCCATCAATATCAACAATTTGCATATGATCATGTTCAAAGTCAATTTGTACAATTTGTTTTTTGGGAGCATAATACCATAATGTCACGGTTTGGTCAGGAATAGAAGCATAACTACGCGTTCTTCCGACATAATAAAACTCAGGTGTAATTCTGTTTTGTGCCGTTGGCTTCCATTTTACTTGGTTGTCATCTATTTTGTCAAGATATTCTTCCAAATCTTTCCCTTTTTCAATTGGAATGATGATGTCAATGTCGCCAAATGTAGGTTTCACCTTTTCAATTGTTTTTACCCGTTCAGGATGCATTAAATGTTGTGAACTTCCATTATACATGTATCCGTTGGCAATAAATGGATTGTTCGGTTTCCAAAATTTCAATACATCGTTCAAAGCATATGTCAATTTACGAATATCAGAGGAAACCTTGCTTGCTTGTCCACCTTCTATTGAAATCTTTTTCGTGATTCGTATAGGAGCCCCATTCAGTAATTTTGGAGTTTTTGGATCAACTGCGGCAATTGACTGACCACTTTCGTTTAAATTTTTATTTTGAGATATTTTTTGCGATACCACATCACGAAGTATTTCTCTGATTTGTTCTTTTGCTGTCATTTTGTTTTGAATGTCTTTATTCATTTTATCCCAAATTTCTTGTTTTTGGTTGATTTGTAGTGGTGGAAGGTATTTGAAGAAGTTAGTTTTATCTCCAGATTGCAAAAACTCTCTCATTTGAGTTCCGCTTATTTTTACAGTTGATTCACGGGATATTCCTCGTTTTTCAATGCGATTCGTTTTGACCATAGTTGGAGCATATTTTTCTAACTGTTCACCGTCGAAGTTTCCTTCTACGTCGTGGTCATCTGAATACAATTTAACCATAGGAACATCTATGTTGTCTTGCGTAAGCAATTGTTCAAACCATTTAAGTTCAAAGATGGAATGTCTTACAGGAGAATCTGTAAATTTCACTTTTACATTTTTTGGAAGTTGTGGAATAAAAAACTCATTCCAGAAGTAAGCGAAAGTTTGTCCGCTGACATGTAGTTCGTTTTTTCTATTTCTATCCGCCAAAGATGTATACACTACAACCCTATCGTTTTCCTTTGATGCCAGCTCAATTAGTTTCCAATGACCTATGTGTAGAGGTTTTCCAGCAATTGGAATCACGCCTATAGTTTTTGGTGATACGCCTAATGTCTTAGACTTGGAAATCATTACCCTAGCAGTTTCATGTGCGTCGTCACGGATTTGGATTTCATTCCGTTTGTCATTTTTTGGGAATTTTTCAATTGGAAGTTTCGCAGCGATTTTTTGAAAATGTTTCAACAGTTGTTGACGTGGTTGATTCAAATCAATTCTGCTTAAAACGACCGACACAAGTTTTCTCATTTTTATGAAATATTCCGTCGTTTCATCAGCAGACATCTGAAATTTTGATTTCTTATCATTACGTTGTTCCACATCGTATTGGTCAGCTTGAACATATTTGAAATACTCTCCATTATCCAATTTGAGAACCACGCCTTCGCTGATTCCGCCTAAAATAGACTCAACACCCAAAAGCATATTTCCAAACTCTTTGACGATTGATAGTGGGTCTTTAAAATCTATGTTTGATTTTACAAATTGTTCTCTGAGTTGTGGTGATTGTATTCCCTTCTCAATTTCAGATTTACTTGAAATTTTTCCATCAAATATCACAGGAAAATTCATGATCTCCAAATTTGATGCCATTTCCTTGATTTTTTTCAAATCAGTTTCTTCATCTTTTTGTGGAATGGAAATTAAAACTCCATCATGTATATAGTATTTTACAGGAGCATAAGTCCGTAAAAACATCCCACCTAAGTTTTTATATGTTCTCGTCAGAGTGTCTTTGTTTTGTGCAAACTCAATTGAATACTCCATATTTTGAGGGATTTTTGATGCATCCAATTTTTTAAGGTGGTCAAACACCAATGCATATTGTGAGATACCAATTGATTTACTTTTTATATTTTTTAAATCTAAATCGGTTAAATGTGCAAATTCATCCGAGAAGATCACCGTATCTTTATATGAAACGATGTAATTTTCAGCGTAATTTTCACTGTTTTTGTCGGTTCGTATGACGGTCAGTTTTGTTCCGTCTATTTTTTCCTGAATCAACATGTTGTGTGAAACAAACTCATTTGCTTTTTTAATTTGCGTTTTTTCTCCAAGTGGTTTGGATTTTGTACCGAAAATATGAGTTATTGTATTTTTTATAGAAATGTCTAATGCCATGGTAAATAAATATTTTATAGTTGTTGTATTTGATTTTTTATAATATAATCCAAAAAATATAAAAAGTCAAGAATTTTTTTAATTTGATATGAAATTTAAATAACTTCACATTTTATATTTATCTATTATGGCAAAGCGTGTAGGTAAAAAGCTAAATTTAGCAAATTTAAAGGTTGATATTGAAGATTCAGATCCAAACTCAGAATATTTCGGGGTCAAGGAGTTTGATCCTGTATTAACAGGTGGTAAAAATTCTATATCATTAGCTGGAAGTGAACTGATTAAACCTGGTTCAAGCATTGAAATTGAAGTACTTGACCTCAAAGGAGAACAATTATATGTTGAAGTCGGAAGAGGAAAGAAGAATATAAAATATAGAGATGGCGTATCTATCATCGTTGCAATCCACGTTCAATCATTCGTTCCACAGGGAAACGGTAAAATTTATATAGTTGGAACCTCAAAGGATGGGAAACTCGTAAGATGGAGTCGTGACATTACAATTGACTCGTCAAAACAAAACAAAACGAAAATACGATTTTATAAAACACCATCCATGACAGTTGATCCATCGGTTTCGGATTTATCTATATTTTCAAATTCCCAAACCGTCACCGCATCAGGATCAGCATATTCAATTGCTTTATCACCGCAAAAAGAAACCAACTTTCTGAATTACGATTCGTTGAGAAAGCCCGTGGAGTATAATGTTGTTACGAAGTCAGGAAATAAATTCACATCAAGAATGATAGGTGAAACCATTTCATTGACAAATATTACCCTTGAAACAGGTGTAGTTTTACCCACAACATTTTCAGCGAAGATCAAAGATGTATTAAATGAGGATACTTTGTTGCTTAAAAAGCCAGTTTTATATCCAAATGATGTTGCAACTCAAACAGTTAGAACATTTAGAACTGCAACATATTCTATTCAGTATACGCCCATACTACCAACAAGTGTTGCTTCTTCAGCAGGAGTAACATTCAAAAAGTCATTGGCAAAAATCACACTCCAAAACTTGAAAACCTTCACGGGTAATGTATATAGATTCAAGGTATACCGAAAAAGTTTCAATTCAAATGTTGATAGTGAAATTATTGCCGATTCTGTTCTTTCAGCAAAAGAAGCGTTATTGGACGAAATTACATCAGATAGACAACGTGAATGGATGGGGGATACTTTTGACCAAGACCAAGTGGATGAATATTGGTATGAAAATGGATTAACTTCATTGACCGCTGACGCAACTAAAATCATTGATGGGATGAAACTTAATGGTTCAGTTGGGGCTAATTCAACCAAAACAACGTATGTCATATTGAAAGATAATACAGAACCGTCAACCGATGAAACATATGTTCCCGTTGATCCAGTTCAAATGGAAGTAAGAAGTGGTAGTGCATGGGATAGTAATTTTATTGAACTTAAACAAGATGTTGAGTATGTGTTATCCGCTAAAGTTTTTGACAGCCGAGCAAATCTTGGAAATGAATCAAAACTATTATTTTACCTCACAGGTTCTGAATTGGGATATTCAACATCGGATAAATATGATGGTTATGGAATCAAAATCGGAGAAATATCATATCCAACGAATTTGGGTAACACTCCAAAAACATTTTCAACTCAATTTACACTGAAAGAAGATGTGAATTGTACATTGGCATTAGTTCCACAATACGGAGAATTCACAGTTTCTAAAATTTCAATAAAACCGCTTCAAGAATTCTCATTTTCTCCTGAAATCATAAGCATACGAATTCCATTTGACGTGAGTGTTGCAAATGAAAGATTTTTGATTCGTTCGGAATTGTTTGATGTTGATCACAAAAATATACCTGTTGTATTGGAAGATGTCAAATTCTTTGACCCAACTGGAAAAACATTAGCAAAGTCAGGCTCAGTTTCCCTTGAGTGGGGAAGTATAACCGGAAAACCGTCATGGATTTCAAATTTTCCAAATTTTTCAGGAAACACAATCATTGCTGACGGGTTTACTGGAACTGTAAATGCAAGTGATATATCAGGAACAGTTGCTTCAGCATCACATGCTGAACGTAGTGATTTATCTGAGACAGCAGGCACGTCAAGTTACATAAAAACAACCAATGTTTCTTCTGATCCAGGAACAAATCATTCGGTTGGAACGATGTATTATGACACATCAATAAACGCTCCTATTTGGTATAACGGAGGCGGCAATTGGTTAGACGCAACAGGTTCTACCATATATACATAATTTTTAAAATAACCCGATATTTATACGCATGGATGTTAATAAACTAGTAGAATCTATCGTCGCTCCGTTTTTGTGTGAGGATACCAATTTAGAATATGATAACGCCGTTGTGCCAGCGAAAGATGGTCAAGGTGTGTATGGATGTGATGATAAAACTGAAAATCATAACAAGATTGATGAATGTGGAATATTAAGAAGGGTTCTTTCTTTATCAGCAATTCCATCAATTCAACAACTTGGACAATCTATTGAAGACGACCAAATACAATCATTCATTACTCAAAAAAATCCAAATGTTGATATGGCATGGGATGAACGAAATCAAATGATGGCAGATAAGCTTGGGTATGATCTCATTGATTACATTGATGGTGACGAAAAATATTCAAATCCAGAAGTAAATGTATCGTTGGGCGATGAACATACATTCATGGATATATCTGGTCAAATTTGTGAAGAATATTCAGTTCGTGATAAAATACGTCATCAAGTGAAACATAATACACTAAAAAAAAAGTTTATCAATGAGAATAAACAAAAGTTGCTGAAACTTATTTGTGAGAATAACCCAACAGGACAAATACAAGGCGGAACACGTGACATGGCGCCATTTGCCAGTCTTCAGGGATATAAAAAGTTTTCTCGTGATAGAGCAACAATAACTGGATATGAAATAACAAGAGACTTGTTTGATGATCATCAAATTTTCGCAGTTGAAGATGTTGAACTCAAATTCAAATCAAATAAAATAAAAATTTATGGAGAAGATGAACTGGATTCAAACATTGTAAAATTACAGGAAACATTCAAAGAAATTGGGAAGTTGTATAACGAATATATTAAAGCTGGCAATTTTGACCATGCAAAAGACCGTGATTATGACAACACCACAGATGAATTTACAGACGATAAAAAGGATACCCCATCATTTGATGATTCACAAGTTCCGACCGGAACACAAATGAAAAAGTTGGATGGAAAAAAACCAAACATCAACAAAGGATATTCTGAAATTGATCCGAAAAAGAAATCATCATCAAAGGTTGATAAACGTGTAAATTCAGTGAATGATCTTGAAGAATGGGTAACTGCATCTGAAAGATTATCAGATGACGGTTCGGAAAATATCAAATTGAAAGATGGTGAAATCGGTAAAGGAAATTCAAAAGAGTCTGGAACTGGAACTCCATGTGTAAAATCCACTGATTGTAAAAAGATACCCGTGAAAAAACAATATGGAAGTAAAGTCCAAGCTAAAAAGCCATACACACATTTCACCAATAAAAACGGAGAAGACGAATCTCAATTGAAACAAATCAAAGAAAAATAACGATTTTCCATACGAAATCATATATATAGGTATATGAGTTCAAATCTTGATATTATAAACGACTGGGTAAAAGGGGATAACCTGAGACCAGTTTCAATTAACTTCGTCACAGATCAGCTTAAAGAAGCTAATTCCAGGGTTGTAGGTGATAGATGGGAAGACTCGGATGGAAAAATCTGGGAAAAAACATCATACGGTAAAAAAAGCATCCCCAAGGTACTTACAGCAATTGCGGAAACAAATCCGAATTGTAAAGCTTGCCAAAAGGAAATTAGATGTGATCATCGTCATGACAACTCATCATACAGAAATACTAAAATGTGCTTTGATTGTATGATAGAACTTGATACTCAGAGACGAATAAACGGCACATACAAAAATTATGAAATGGAGTTTGTACTGAAAAAACAAAGGGATTATATTTTGGATATGCTTGAACAACTTCGTGATGGTTATTCAAAACTTGACGATAAAGATGTAATGGAATTTGTAAATGAGTTTGGAGATCGTGAATCTTGGAGTGGATTGGATGTAAATAAGCTCAAACAAGAAATGCAAAAAGACATCAAAGAAGGCGAAGATTCATTGGAAAGAGTTGAAAAATCATTATCAGAATTACAAATGAAGAATGAGCAAGCAAGATCTTAAAAAGTTAATTGCTTCAGAATACAAGAAATGTGCTGCTGACCCAGCATATTTCATGAAAAAGTATTGTAAAATTCAACATCCAAGTAAAGGTACGGTAAATTTTAACTTATACCCGTTTCAAGAAAACGCTGTACGAGAATTTCGTGACAATCCAAAAAATATCATTTTAAAATGTCGTCAAATGGGCATATCTACGCTTACGGCGGGATATAGCATGTGGATGATGACATTCCACAAAGATAAATCCATTCTTGTAATTGCAACGAAACAAGACGTTGCTAAGAATCTGGTAACCAAAGTCCGTTTCATGAATGACAATCTTCCATCTTGGATGCGTCAAAAAGAAGTGGAAAATAACCGAACAAGTTTAAGATTAAAAAACGGTTCACAAATCAAGGCGGTTTCCGCTAGTGGGGATGCTGGTCGTTCAGAAGCTTTGAGTTTATTGGTTGTGGATGAGGCTGCTTTCATTGATCAAATTGATGAGATTTGGACATCTGTTCAATCCGCAATGACTCATGGTGGAGGAAACGCAATCGTTCTTTCAACACCAAATGGTATGGGTAATTGGTTTTACCGCATGTGGAAAGAGTCAGAAGAAGGTATTCAAAAATTTAATACAATCAAACTACATTGGACACTTCACCCTGAATATGATCAATTATGGCGTGACGAACAAGATGTTTTACTAGGGCCAAGGGGAGCCGCTCAAGAATGTGACTGTCTATGGGGAGATTCAAAAGTTAAAATACTTGACACACACACAAATGAAGAATCGTGGGTGACTCTTGAAGATTTATACAAAAATAATCAACCGGGTCCAAACGGCATAAAACACAACAACCGATACAAAATCCAAACTCCAAATGGATTTGAATTATTTTCTGGAATGCGTAGATTGGAAAAAAAATCACATTATGTTATCACATTGTCGTCAGGTAAGAAAATAAAATGTTCAGAAACTCACCCATTTATGTGTAGAATTGGTTTGGTAGAAGCTAATGCATTAACAGAGGGTATGGAGTTGTGGGGGTTTTGTGATAAAATTCACGTTGTGTCAATTGAAAAAATTGAAAAATCTATAATACTTTATGATGTTTTAGAGGTTGATAATGGAAATATATTTGTTGTTGATGACATTGTATCCCACAATTGTTCATTCGTTTCATCTGGTAATTCAGTAGTTGATCTTGAAATACTTAAATGGTATCAAGAAGAACAAATTAAAGATCCAATTTCAAAAGAATATCATGATCAAAACTATTGGCGTTGGGAATATCCAGACTTCACACGAACTTACACGGTATGTGCCGACGTTGCTCGTGGAGATGGTGAAGATTACTCCACATTTCATGTGCTTGATATTGAAAGGAATGTTCAAGTTGCAGAATACAGGGGTAAAATTGAAACAACCGAATTTGGAAACTTGTTAGTACAAGTTGCAACTGAATGGAATAATGCGTTGCTTATCATTGAAAATGGAACTATTGGGTGGGCTACTATCCAACGGGTAATAGACCGAAATTACCAAAATCTATTTTACATGAATGAGGACATGAAATATATTGATCCAAACGAACATATCACAAACAAGTGGAATGCTCGTGAGAAAAGAGCTACAGCTGGATTTACAATGTCAGTGAGAACACGTCCATTAATTATTTCAAAACTTGATTTGTATTTTCGTGATAAGGATGTAACCATTCATTCTATGAGAACCATAAATGAGTTAATGACATTCATATGGCACAACGGAAAGGCACAAGCCGCCAAAGGTTATAATGATGACTTGACAATGGCACTTGGAATTGGATTGTGGGTTAGAGATACCGCTTTAGTTTTGAAACAACATGGTATTGATATGCAAAGGACTGCATTAGATCACATGGGAAAATCAAAGTTTAATGAAGGTGGGGTATATTCAACAGGAACATACAACCGAAATGGGTCAGGATACCCAGCAAAAGATCCATATACTCAGAATTTTGGAAATGGAATATCTGAGGACTTACGTTGGTTGTTAAAATAATTTCTGCATATATTTATTTACATGGCGATTGAAGATTTAGTTAGAAAAATAATTCAGGAAGAAATAGAAAATATATTTGAAAATTCTATTGCAACTGGCAAAGCATTGGCTCAGGCAAAAGAAAAATTATCAAATGAAACTGAAAATTTTGAAGACGAACAAGATGCTGTTAAAAAAACACAAGCAGAATTAAAAAAGTTACAAGCACAAAAAGAAGTGTATAAAAAAGCAGCTGACCATGTTGGTGAGTTGGAAAAAGAAACAAATATGAATATGGCAAAGGCCAAGCAAAAGTTAAAAATTGCTGTTGCTGCCAAACAGGATTCCCAAAGTGAACAGGGAAGCTTGAACATAGGAATATAAAGGTTATGGCAGAATATTACATTTATAGTATAAAAAATGAAAAGAATGGAAAACTTTACATCGGAAGTTCCATGCAACTCAAACGGAGATGGATAACTCATAGAAGTGAATTGAAACGGAATATACATCCAAATGAACATTTGCAGAGATCATATAATAAACATGGAAAAGATGTTTTTGTATACTCGATAATACAATCAGGCATAAACGACAAATTGGAATGTAAAAATTGTGAAGATCATTTTATTGAAAAATTTAACACGTTGAATAATTCACATGGATATAATAAAGCATATTCAAATTTTGAGTCATCTCCAATGTTAGAATCTGTGAAATTGAAAATTTCAAAATCATTGAAAAATAATAAATCAATTTGCAAATCAGTCATCCAATATGACATACACACCGGCAAAAAGATAAAAACATGGATATCAGCGTCGGATGTTGCTAGGGAATTATTTAATGGAAAATGTCAGTCTAATATATCAGCATGTTGTCGTGGCAAATGTATCGCTGTTAAGGGATTTGGATTTTGTTTTGAGTCTGAATTTGATTGTCGTATGATAGATCCAACATACAAACAAGTAAAACATTCACATAATAGAGAAACCAAAATCAAACAAATATTTAAATCTGGAAAAGAAAATGTATATAATTCAATAAAAGAAGCAATAGAAGCCACTGGATTTTCATATAAAGTGATATCAAGATGTGTCGCTGGTCATAGAAAGTTGGCATACAATTGCAAGTGGGAATATCTAAAGGGAATATAATATGGCAGATTTAAGCGTATTTAAGAGATTGCAAAAACTTTTCTCAACTGATGTAATTGTTAGAAATATAGGCGGGAAAAAATTGAAAGTGGTTGATACCAACCGAATTCAATATGCAACTGATAGAAATTCACTGCGAGATCGTTTTAATAGACTCCGCAGTTCAACATACAACTTGCACAATAGAGATATGTCAATGGCATATCAAGCTAGCAGGTTAGAGTTGTTTAGGGACTACGACACAATGGATATGGACCCGATTCTAGCGTCTGCCTTGGACATCTACGCTGATGAATGCGTCGGGGAGAATGAGATGGGTGACGTTTTAACCATTCAATCGGATGACGAAAACATCAAAGCGATATTAGAAAATCTATTTTATGAGATTCTAAACATTGAATTTAACTTATGGTCTTGGACTCGTAACATGCCGGTGAAATTTGATTCTATAATTCCATTGTTAGATGGGCGTAATATAACCATCAAGGAGTTATCAGAAGAAATAAAATCAGGAAAAGAAATATGGGTATATTCATGTCAAGACGGAACAAATAAAACTGTTCCCGGAAAAGTCGTGTGGTGTGATAAAAACTATACATCTGAAAAAATAGTTCAAATTGAATTGGATGATGATTCTATTTTAGAGTGTTCTCCCGAACACCCATTTATTCTAAGGGATGGGACTGAAGTTAGAGCCGACGAACTTATGGAATCTGATAGCTTGATGCCTTTTTATAGAAAATTAAGTGAAAAGAAAAACAAGTGTGATCTTGATAAATATGAAATGATATTATCAAATGAATCAAATGAATATGACTTTACACACCGAATCGTTGCAAATGAACTCAATGTTAAATCATATGGAGAACCTGAAGTAATCCACCATGTAGATTTTAACAAATATAACAATGAACCGGCAAATCTTCAAAAAATGGATTTCTTTGAACATAAAAAGTTTCATGCTGACCATTGTAAGGCTGTGTTACACACTCCCGAAGTTACTAAGAAACGATTGGATTCTTTGCAGAAATATTTACGGTCAGATAGTAGAAAGAAACGACTATCTGATGAAATGAGAGGAAAACGAATAAAGTATTTTGATGAATATAATGCATCACCTCTACATTCAACACACAATAAAATACGGTCAGACGTAAAACGTAATATGTGGAAAGACCCAAAAAAGAGAAAAGCTTATTGTGAAAACATGAAAAATAAATGGAATGACAAACTTGAAGATATTCTCCAGATTGAAATTTCAAAAGTAAGTCGTGGAGAAAGAGGGGCAATCAACCATGATGAATTGTTACAATCGTTAAAAAATAACAATAATTTTATATCTGAGTGGGAATCTGTTAATTCCAGAGAGTTTAAACGACTTCCGTCTAGGGCAAAAGACGGACAGAGAAACCACAAAGTCAAAAGCGTCTCAGTTATTGCGGAGAAATCGGACGTGTATTGCATGACGGTTGTGGGTCCGAATGGTGAAAGGGATAGGCATAATTTTGCAATATTAGGTAAAAACAAAGATGGCACTTTCAATGAAAACAGTGGAGTATTTACCAAAAATTGTAAATATGGTGATTTTTTCCTCAAAATGGAAATCTCACCTGAATATGGTGTTTATTCAGTTGAACCGTTGAGTGCATATGAAGTAACACGTATAGAGGGAATTGACCCTGAGAATAAGAATTATGTGAAATTTCAACATGATGGCGCTTACGGTGGAATGGAGTATGAAAATTATGAAGTTGCACATTTTAGATTAATTTCAGACTCAAACTTTTTGCCGTATGGCCGTAGTCAAATAGAACCAGCACGTCGTGTTTGGAAACAACTTTCATTAATGGAAGACGCTATGCTTATCCATCGTATTATGAGAGCACCTGAACGTCGGATTTTTTACGTTGACATTGGAAATATTCCACCAGCTGAGGTTGATACATACATGGAACGATTGATCAATAAAATGAAGAAGGTTCCATTTATTGATGAGAAAACCGGCGATTACAATTTGAGATTCAACCTTCAAAACATGAATGAGGATTTTTATATGCCTGTTCGTGGAGGTGATAGTGGAACTAAAATTGAAAATTTAGGAGGGCTTGATTGGACTGGAACTGAGGATTTGGAGTATATCAGAAATAAAATGATGGCTGCTTTAAAAATTCCAAAAGCATTTTTAGGTTACGATGAAACCATTTCAGGGAAAGCAACATTGGCAGCTGAAGATGTTAGATTTGCAAAAACGATTCAACGAATTCAAAAAATTATTGCATCTGAATTGACCAAAATTGCCATTCTACACTTATACGTTCAAGGATACACAGACGCGTCAATGATCAATTTCGAATTGAGGTTGTCAAACCCATCAACGATTTTCAAACAAGAAAAGGTTGCACTATGGGGTGATATGATGAGTGTTGCTGGTGATATGATTGACAGAAAACTATTTTCAAAACGTCATGTATATGAACATTTGTTTGAATTGTCTCCGGATGAAACTGATAAAATTTCAAATGAAATCATTACAGATACCAAGGAATTATTTAGACTCAACACAATTGAGAATGAAGGAACTGACCCAGCTGCACAAGTGACTAAGGTTGCAACCGACGCTGAAGAAGAAGGCGGAGACGAATTTGGCGGCGGAGGTGACTTTGGTGGTGGAGACTTCGGTGGCGACATGGGTGGAGGCGATGAATTGTTTGAAGGAGATATTCCAAAACCAGGTGAAGATAATAGACCAGAAGAAGTCAAAAAAGACCAAGACAATTTGAAAAAACCAACAACTACACAAGGATTGAGTGATCGTAGAAAAGATGCTGACACAAAAGATCTGGATATTTTAGGGAAACGAAGTCGGATTGTGAGAGGGAAAACCGAAGAACATGAAGACGATAGATTCAACAAAAGACCAAATTTTTCAATATCGGAAGAACTGGAAAATTTGAAAAAGAAGATTGGAAATACCTCAAAATCAAAGAAGTCTTTATTAGACGAAAATAATATTTTGAAAGATTAAAAAAAAGTTATATATTTATTATAAATAGTGGCGTCAAAAAAGAGTATGAATAAAATAAAGCATAGCAAATTTAAAAATACAGGAATTCTATTTGAATTGTTGATTCGACAGGTAACAGCGGATATTTTATCCGATTCCAATGAATCAAAAGCGAATAAAATTTTACAGAAATTTTTCAACGAGAATACCGAATTGGGGACTGAGTTGAAATTATATCAGTTGCTCATCAATGAGAAAGCAAAGGATTCAATTGGCGCAGATAGAACCATAGAAGCGATTCTAAGGGCGCGTGGTAAAATATCAAACAAACGACTCCACGAACAAAAGTATAATCTAATCAAGACTATTAGAGAAAATTATCCGATTGATTCATTTTTACGAGGAAAAGTTTCAAATTACAAATTACATGCATCAATTTATAAATTATTTGAAGATTTTTGTAATGAGGGTAATTATGATCCAACTGAAGCATTACAGTAGAGACAAAGCATAACTGAGAATTTAATGGGTAATATATCATCCAATTCAGTTGTTCAAGATGAAAAAGATAAATTGATTGAGTATTACAAAAAACAAGAAAAAGATTTACAACTTCTTTCATATAAAATATTAGTTGATAATTTCAACAAAAAATATTCAAATCTGAATGAGAAACAAAAAACTTTACTCAGAGAATATATCAACAACGTAAGCAATACAAATTCACTTAAAGGTTATATGGATAGTGAAGTTCCAATTGTAAAAAGTGAAATTAAAAAATTGTCTGAGAATATATCAGATTCGGTTGTGAAAATCAAATTGAATGAAACTTGTCGCCAACTTGATAAAATTACAAATGGGAAGATAGCTAAAGACTCCCATGTTACTTCTTTACTTTTGTCTTATGAATTGATCAAAGAATTAAAGAACGTAACAAAAAATGGATAAAACCGAGTTAAAAAATTTAATAAAAGAATTCATCCGAGAAGAACTTGATGAAATTTCTACAACAGGCGCAACACCTGGTTACAACACTCCGAACGCTTTTTCAAGTAAAAGTGTAAAATGGAGAGGTGGAGACCTTGGCGCCAACAGTATGCCTCATCCCGAAGAACGCAAACGGAAAGAGGTTGACGATGAAGATCCTGGAAATTTATCAGAAGCATACTCAAAATACAAACGATTTAAAGAGAGTAACACTTACAAAAAACACAATTCTAAAGTGTCGTTCTTGGCAATGGAAATTAAGAAAATGCTTAAAGAAGTTGATTATCTGGTCAAAATTAGCAATAAATTAAAAAATGAAGCTGATATTTCTCCTGACAATTTGTGGAAACGTACAACGAGAGATTTACAGGAAATTGGAATGTATTCAAAAAAAATCTCTCAAAATATACAAGGATTAACCCGATGAAATTAAGAGATTTAATGAATGAAACTATGCTTCGTGAAGAACCAAGCATAAACAGCACAATAAAATTTGATGTTGGAAAAGAAATTGAAGACATGAAACAAGCAATTTTGAAATACGAACAATCAGCGTTTGACCAAACAACACAAACATTAAGACGTAAACTTGTGGGGAATCATATTGATGGGAAAAACGGATTGATTGAAGTAACGGATGTATTTGTTAAACAATCAGAGGAAGGCGATCATGAATATACAGCGTATGTGAAAACAAGCGACGGTAAGACAATTGGATTGCCAAATCAAATCAACATACAAAATGATAATGATGCTCCAGTTACCTCGGTAACTCAGAATACAGCTCAACCAAGTAACACCTCACCACATAAAGTTACACAATTTTAACGCCATTGTATATTTATAAGCATGAATAAAAGTTTGTTAGTTGATTATATCCCATTTGAGGTTCCTAGAGGGATGCTTCAGGAATCTATAAAAAGTGGAATGCCCCTTGAAGTAAAGGGAATTCTTCAACGCTCGGATGCGAAAAATCACAATGGACGAGTATACCCTCATCAAATTTTAATGAGAGAGGCACAAAACTACACGGAGAATTTCATTAACGAAAATCGTGCTTATGGTGAACTTGATCATCCTGATTCATCGGTGGTTGAATTGAAAAATGCATGTCACATGATAACCGAGATGCATTGGGAAGGTAAAGACCTTGTAGGAACATGTAAAATTTTATCAACTCCAGCAGGAAATATTTTGAAAGAAATTCTTGCCTGTGGAGGTAGACTTGGAATATCAAGTCGTGGATTGGGTTCAGTAAAAGAATTACATGAAGCAGATGGACCTGTAGTTATGGTTCAAGAAGATTTTGAATTGATTGGATTCGACTTCGTTAGCAACCCAAGCACCACGGTGCTTTTATGATGATGCAAAGAAGGAAAAAGAACAATCAACGAATCAGTACAATCACAAATACAAAATAACCCTTTTAGAAAAACTGAATTATTAGTCAGAGACATTTTAAATCAGATAGGATAATTATGAACGACGAATTAGAAAAAATCATTAAAACAATTTCAACAAACGCCTCTTCTGGACGTTTACTATTTGAAGCTGAAGATCCATTGGCAGCTGGAGGTGAAGAAGAAGATCCTTTAGCTGGAGGCGAAGAAGGTGAAGAAGATCCATTAGGCGGAGACGCGGGAGGGGAAGACCCTTTTGGTGGAGAAGACATGATGGGTGGAGAAGAAACAGCTGAAGATGATCCAGAAGCGGAAAAAATTGACGCTGAAGCTGAAACAGCAAAAGCAGAGGCTGAAGCAGCCAAAGCAGAAGCAGATGCAGCTAAAGCCGAAGCTGACCAAGAAAAGTCAGAAGCGGAAAGAGAAAAAGCAGAAGCTGAAAAAAATCAATTCAATGGGATTAAATTATGGTCTCGTCCTGGTGTGACATCACTAATGGGAATGTTGATGGATAAATATTCCAACGACAACGAATTGTCTAGTTTAGCAGGTGAACTTGTTACTAAATTAAAAATTGACAAACGAGGAATGCAGAAATTCAAATCCGACGCAGGTCCATTGTTGAAATTAAAAGGATTCAACCAACTTGTTAACGACATGCAAAATCAATTGACATCATCATCCGAGGATGAAATAACATCAGCAGCGGAAGAATCTTAATCTACAGGGATATATATATGAATATGAAATTATCAAATTTAATCAGAGAAAGTTTTGGGCAACCAGAAGAAGAATTGAGAAAACTTTCAACAGAAGAAAAGCGTGAAGTTCTTTCAATGATCGCTGAGTATAATCGTTTGGGCGAATCCCTTGAAAGAAGAGGCAGTTTACCAGATACAGCAGTAAAGTTATCTAAGATAACTGAAGCCGCTAAGTCAATCACATTATCAGAGTCAAGCGACGATTGGATGGATAAAAAAACCATCACTGAGAATATGAAACGGTTGGATAACTGTTCAAAAGAATTTGACAAAATGGCTAAAGAATCTCATTTATTAGAACAAAGAATGACGGCGTGTTTTGAAGATATAGGTCATATTTTAGAACGATATTTTGAGATTAAAGAACCAATCACAGAAGTTGATTCAATAGAAGATTTGTAATTTTTTAAAAAAATTTAGTGTTTTTTGAAAATAGACACTATTTATAATTTGTAAATAAAATACAGCAATTTGTGTATTTGCTGTCAGAAAAATAAATTTTATTAACGCTCACCAAGCAATAGCGTTAGGCTAATAAGCTAAAAAAGGTAAAATAAGATGAGTAAACTCTTACAAAGTGCTATTGCAGATGCCAAAGCTGTTCGTGAAACGGCTTTACAGAATGCTAGAGCAGTTCTTGAAGAAGCATTCACACCAAAACTACAATCTATGCTTTCTACGAAGCTTCAGCAAGAAATTGCTGGAGAAGAAGATGAAGAAATGCTTGAAGAATTTGAAAGCGTTGATAACGACGGAACAAGTTCTAATGGTTTCATGGGTGTTGACGGTGATGTAATGAACGAGGGAGAAAGCGGATATAAATCAGATGATCACACGACTGACCCACAAGGTCCTTCAAAGGAATTAAGTTCCGGTCCTTCTGATCAAGATGCTGACTCTACTCCAAACGTAAATACCGCTTCAGAAGGTCCAAAAGCTGGTGGAAAATTAACTCCATCAAATACAGATCATTCTGGAATGGGTGGGTCAAAGAGCCAAATT